GAACCGCTTGTCACGGTATCGACGATGCCAAACGCGCGCCGTCTCATCCCAGGCCGCTTTGGCTTCAACCGTCCAAGCCTTCCGGAACTTGGAAGGAACCGGACCGGAAAGCGTTTGTTGTATGTGCGCAAACTTGAAAGACACGCTATCCGCCTTCCGAACCGGTCCCAATCGTGAACGCAAGCGTTGCCGTATAACAATCCCCCAAGCCTGGCGATTGCTTCCGGTTCGCACGATAGGGCGCCGCGATAAGTGAAACGGCCGCAACGTCCGCATAAGGGAAAACGCCGGACGCCTCGAACACTTGCTGCGCCATCAAGCCAACTAGGTTCCGAAACTCCAACGCCGCGCGTTCCGGATCCGCTCGCTGATAGTCCGGCAGGTTTTGCTCCAACGTACAATGGACCGTAACGCCTAAATCGAAGCCTTGGATTCCTGGCGATTCAGAATTGCGGGTCAAAAACAGGCCACCGTCCGGAATTTCCAGTTGTGCGAACGGCCGGATTTCCGCCAGGCTTTCCGCGCTTATCAAGCCTTCGCTTGTAAGTGGCAACGGTAGGTCTTCGCTGTGGATCCGCTTCTGCGCGGACACGCTGTCCAGTTGTTTCGAAAACGTCTGGAAGGCCGCGGAAGCCGCCAAGGCCAAACGTAGCTTGGCCATAGGTTCACTTATCGGTCCTTGCGGTTCCGGCCTGGTCATTTCTCAAAACCTTTCCGCGTTCGCGTTTTTTGGTCCGTTCGGACTAGGTGAAAAACAACGCTTCCGCGTTCAACTTCCGCAAGTGTTTCGATCGAATAGACCAATTCGCCAATTTCAACCGTTCCGGTGTCGTCGAACACTTCAACGCCACAAAAGCCAGGCCGGTTGCGATCGACAATTGCCGAAACTTGCCGCCGCCGGACAACTCGCAAGCCGTGTGGCGCAAAGTCCGCCGGTTCCTCGGCTCGTTTTTCTTCCCCGACGATCGCGTGTTCGATCGCAACCGCGTTGCTATCCTTGCCGACGCCTTCCGGATTCGGAACGTAGACAACTTCCGAGCCGGCCAGCCGATGTAACGCGGCTTGTGAACCGGCAAATTGGTCATCAAAAACGGACACGTTGGAAGCCTCGCAAAGATATAAAAAAACGGCGCGCCGCAACGTGAACAATTGCGACACGCCGCGCGACAAACAGCCAGCCGGCCGAGGTACAACGCCGCCTGGCGGTTTGAGCCTAGGCAGTTACGCCTGTGATGATGTGGCCGGCTTCCGCGTGCAAGTCTTTCACTTGCCGCTTGTTCCTGGCTCGAACAACGCCACCGCGCCGCGCTTCTTCGCGGTATTCTTCAACAATCAGGCTTTCCGAGCCGTCGCCTTCCGCGCCCGGTAGCGGTTCGGAATTCTTGGTGCTGAAAATCGTGCGGCCAACGTGCGCTTCGGGCGCTTCCAAGTCGCCCTGCATGCCATCGTCCATAACGCGGCAAACCAAGCATTTGGTATTGTCCCAAATGTGGGAAAACGCCGCCGATTGGCCGCTATCCGCCGTGTTGCCGTAAGCGTTGGCAACGATCACGCGGTCCACTTCGAACAACTCGGCCAGGATGGCCAGGCCGCCGCCGCCCATCTTCGGGTCGTCGCCGCCCCAATACTTAATCAGGTCCACGATTTCGGCGCATTGCTTCAAGTTGCGAAGCGCTTTCTTCGTCAGAACCACGGTGTTTGGCGATTGGCCGCACTGTTCCTCAACCGCCTGGACAGCCGCCAGGATGTCCGCGCGTGGCGTTGAAGTCGCGTGAACGGTCCACGCGCCAGCCGCAACCGCTGTGTTGGCGTATGTTGCTGTGTTGAACGCCGCGGTTGCGATGTCCGATTCCAGCTTTTGCAACACGCGATTGATAGCGCGGTCCGTGTGGATTGCTTCCGCGCGGATCAAGTCGCCATATCGCTCGATCGTTGCATCGTCGACCACTTCTTCGACGCCATGCTCTTGAACGTCATAGGTATCGGTCAACCAATCGAACGAATCCCGCGCGTAGGTTCCTTTCGGCCTTCGCGTGGTGTCTTCGGTTTTCTTCAGCAGGCTTTCCACGTTAACGCGTGAAAAACTCGCCGCTTCCTCGGCCACGCCGAGCATCGGATAAACCGACATACCAACGAAGCCGCGCCGGTTGGCGGCTAGGCTGAATTCGTTGTACGTGATGGAAAGGTCCATCCGCTGAATTGCAACTGAAGGAGAAGCCATTGTTTTTAACTCCAATTAGAAACAGGAAAGGCCAAACACAAACGGCGCTTGCCGTTTCTACCGCTTAGGTTCCGACCGTCCGCGGTTGGAACATGATCACTTCAACGTGCGAACCGTCGCCGCTGACCGCTTCCTTGGCAATGCCATAAGCTCGGCCGGCCGTGGTGGCCACGCTGTCCACTTTTCCGGCCGCCGCCGGATAGACTTTGGCGTGTTGCGCGATGGCCGCGCCCGCAACAAACTTGCGAACGGTTCCAACGTTCGTTGGCGAAACGGTGGCGAACGTGTCACCGTTCAACGCCGCGTCTTCCAAAACGCCTAGTTCGTCCGTGTCCGTCTTGGCCGCCAAAGCCAACACGCCGGCCGCCAGTTTGACACGAAGAAAACGCGCGGCCGTGAACGCGGAAGCCTTCGGAAGCGTAATAGCTCCGGTGTTAACGATTGAAGACATAGCTTGAATTCCTAAAAGGTGAATTGTGAGTCTGGAACGGTTTCCGCTTCGTTTTGGCTGGCCGCGGTTCGACGTGTTTAGCTGGTCACTTCAACGTCGTATTTTTCCTGCAACAAACGCGTTGCCTGGCGGCCTTTGTTTCCGCCGAGCAGGAACGCTTGGTGCAATTCCGGATAACGTTGCGCCGTTTGGCGAACGGCCGTAATTCGATCGGTTCCGGCGTTCGTCAACTCGGCCACCTTCGCTTCGAAGTCGCCGCTTCCTGCAACCGGCGCTTTGCCGCTTTGCAACGGATCCACGCCGAGGCCATCACCGGCCGCCGCTTGCTCGGCTTCCTTCGCTTCCGCTTCCGCCTGCGCGGCCTTTTCGGCTTCGTCTTTGGCGGCTTGGACGGCTTCGGCCTTGTCCTTCTCGGATTGTTCAAGCCGTTTGGCTTGCGCCGCGTTCCAAGCCTTCGCCGCGTCAAGTGGCGTGGCTTCGGCTTCCATTTGTTCCATCAGGAACGAATCATCCGCGCCGGTGCAAACTTCGCGCAGCTCGTTCAACGTCTCTTTGAAAGTCTTGTCGGCCATCGTGGTTTCGCCTTTCTTTGAAGGTTGCCAAGTAGCGGCCAGGCTTTGTAAGGCCGTAGGTAGTTCGTTAATGAACTCGGCCAGGTTGTGAACGCCAACGGCCGCTGTTTTGGCTGGCGTTACCTCGTCAATGAAGCCAAGCTCTTTGGCTTCGGTAGGTGTCATATACGTTTCCGCGTCAAGCAACTCCCCGACGCGTTCCGCTGTTAGTCCGGTTCGGCTTGCGTAGACTTCGACCAAGGCCGCGTCCACTTTGTCCACCATTTCGAACATTTCCCGCGCGTCTGCCGCCGTTGTCGGCTCGTCCAACGTTAGGTGCGTTCGATGAACCATCAAAATTGCGTTTGACGCCGCGCGTCGAACGTCCGCGGCCATCAAAACATGCGTGGCCGCCGACATAGCTATGCCGATGACGTCCGCTTCAACTCTCGCCGGATGGCTGGCCAACAAGTTGTAAATTTCCGTGGCGTCTCGCGCGTTGCCGCCTCGGCTAGAAATTCGAAGCGTAATAACTTCGGCGTTTGGGTAGTTTCCGAGTTGATACGCGATAAGCTCACCCGTAACGCCCCAAACGTCACCGATTCGGCCGAAGATATCCAAAGCCAAATGCTTTCCGTCTTCCGCCAGTTGCGTTAGCTCGAAACTATCAACCTTCATCGGTCCCGCCTTGCTGGTTGTTGTCACCGGCCACAACGGCCGCGGTAAGGTCAACGTTTGACTTGTGGCCGTAGGCCAATTCGCGCCAACTCACGCGTTCGGCCGAGCCGGCCGGAAGGTTGGCGTTTATCTTTTCCGCTGATTCGATCGCGCGAAGGACAAACGCTTCGCGGCCGTCCACGACCGATTCCACCAAGTCCGGCAGGTCCATACCCTGTTCGGTAGCTATCTGGCCGTAACTCGCCTGGTTGCTGGACAAGCGAAGGTCCGCCGCCGCCGCGTCTTTGCTCGGTTCGATGTATTCCCAACGTGGCGGAATCCATCGGTGTTTGAAAATATCAACGCCGGCTTTGGCCTTTCGACGAAGCCAGGCCGAGGCCGCCAAGTGTCGCCGCGTTTGCCACTGGTAACACGGCTTGTGGAACTTGCAAACGTACTCCCGGCCCATCGCTCGCAACCGCATCCGGCTTTGCTGGATGGCTCCACGCCACGCACTAAAGTTGCTTTTGCTGGCGTCCAGCAAAAACACCATCATTGGCAAGTCAAGATTTATGGCCAGGAACGTTAGCAACAATTCGGCGTGCGGAAAGAATTCCGGATTCGGGATGTTAGGCGCGAAGCCTTTGATTTTCTCGCCACGGGCGCCGGTCACTTCCTGGCCTGGCGAACCGCTTTGGTTCCGTTGCGTGGTTCCATCGGTCCGCGTGCTGATTTCTTCCGCTCCACGCTGCGGACTACTCCCGCCGGTTGGCGCTCCAATTTCCCGTTCACGAATTATCGCGTAATAGCTCGCAACCTTCGCCTTCACAAGCGTTGCGAATTGCAAGTCGTCGTGATAATTCAACGGAAGCATAACGGGCGCCAAGGCCGACACGCCGCGCCGTTGGCTTGTTCGCTTCGGGCTGTATACGTGGAACACTTGCCGGTGGCCATTTGGCGAACGAGTGGCAAACCGGACCGATTTATTTTCACGCCGGACAGCGGCCGCCGGCTCCACTTCATCAACGGTAAGCCAGTAGGCCGCGCGCCGCCGGTTCGCGGCCAGCTCGATACCGTGAACGAACATGGCCTGATCCGAGGCCGACAACTTCCGGAACGCAAACGGATTCCGAAGCCGGTGTGCTTCGAAGTGTTGAAGGCTTCCGCGATTGGTCGGAAGGAACACGCCGTCACCGTCAACAACCTGGCCGCGGAAGCCAACCGTTTCGAATTCGTGGAACGTTCGCTCGCCTTCGTAGTCGCACGCTTCCGGATCCGTGGACCAATCGTTCCAAAACTCGCGTTGCGCCGCGTCCACTTCGGGGTCGCCGGTTTCCGGATCCAACCGGAAGCCGCCCTGGAAGATATTAGCAACAAGCCGGTTCACGCCTTGACTGCAAACCATATTGTCACGATCCGCCAGCCGCGAACGCTCCATGATCCGCAAAAACTCGGATTCGAGCCGGTAGTGATAATCCGCGCCGCTTCCGTAGGTCCGGACGCCGCTTGGTGATGGCATATAGCGGTCCACCTTGGCCGCGTAGTAGTCCTGCACCAAATGCTCGAACGCTTGGCCTAGGCTGTCCATATTGACGCCAGCCAATTCCGCGTCATGGCCGTTCACTTTCGCAAAAGCGTTGCTTATCACGGCCTAGCCTCGGAAGTTGGAGAAGTCCGGAAACACGTTGCCAACGGTTTCGCTGTCACCATTGGCCAACAGCCAATCTTGAACGGCCGTCAGCTCGGCTTGTATCAGGCTTGTGTCGATTTTCTGCATCGCGCCGGCCTGGCCGCCTTGGCTTGCTTCGCTGTGTTGGAGCAAAAGCAACTTGCGACAAGCAACCTCGAAAACTTGCGCCTTCGCAACGGATCCGGCGGACGAATAATCCGCGTTGTCCAAATATTCCAGTTGCGCGGCTTGTAATCGGTCTTTGGCCATCACGGAAAGATAGACCGACCGAGGCCGTAAAATCCACGCCAACGCCGCAATTTCCACCATTAAGCGCACAAAGGCCAGTTGATATAAGGACAAGCCGGCCGAGCCGAAACGCGGTTTTTACGACGACCATTTGGCCGCGTAAAACACTGGGTTTGCGAGAAACGCGCGCCCGGAATTGAAAACGGACCGCGTAAAAACCTGGGTTTTTGAACAACCGGACACGATGTCCGCGTCCGTTACCGCCACCAAACCGCGTAAAAACCTGGTTTTCTGGAATTTCCGGTCTCGAGTTTTTTACGCCTGGCCGGTCAACTCGGCCGGCCCAACGTGGAACGATTCGAGCGCTGCATGGGCAAACCAAAAGCCGAAGCCGTCCGCCATAGCGCCGGCCGTTGGAATCCGGCCGATATAGTCCAACTTCCGCGGCGTGGCGCCTTCCGCCGGCGTTCCTGCGTGAAAATCCGCCAGGCCATCAAACTGAGTCACCGACAACTCGATCCGCTGGCGGCCGCCGAGAATTGCCGAGGCCGGCCAGGATAGCAACGGGTTGGATTCTAGGAAGTAGGTTGAACCGCCGCCCTTCCGCCAGTGAAGCGCGCGGACCAACGGTCCGGCCGCGATATTCCAACCGAATTGAAGCCAATCGGTTGGCGTGGCCTTGGTCACGATCGAACACAACGCGCCGGCCTGGCCGGCCTTCACGGAAAACGTTGCGCGTGCTGTGAACTCGGCCGGCATATTGGCCGAGGCCAACGCCCCGCAATATCCGTGTGCATAAGGCCGGCCGGCTTCGTCCGCCAGCAACTTCGGCCAAACTTCCCAACGCGCGCCGAGCGTATCGAACGCCGCCGGCCAATCGGCGTAGGGTGTCCCCGCGAACGTCCAGTCCAACGGATCGAACGCCGCTGGCGCGTATTCCTGCAACACGGCCAACGCCAACCGCCGCTGCGCCAACGCGGTTAGGTGAATTCCATCGGTTAAACACTCGGCCAACATCACCATTTCGGTTTCGTCCAATAGCGAGTCCGCGCCGCTGGCGAAAAACTCCGGAACATCCGCGCCAAGGTGCGAGTTGCATAAAAGCCGCTCGGTTTCGATCGCCGCCGGAATGTTCTTAAACGGCAGGACCGGCAAAACGCAAACGGTAACGCCGGAAGGAACCGCCGCCACGGACGCGCCGAGGTTCGCCGCAACCGTTGGTCCGGCCAGGCCGTTCGACAAGTCATTGATTCCGGAATGAATCACCGCTATGTCGCCTGGCTGGAACGAATAAGCCGAAACGGCGGCCAACACTTCGGCCGAGCCGGTCCCCGCAACGCCATTGTTGAACGCGGACACGCCAACCGAATCTAGGAACCAACTGGCCGGCTTTGACGTTTTGCCGGCCGCGATAGAATCACCAAACCAAACAAACGCCATATCTCGCTCCGATCATAAAAAAAGGCCGGCCGGTCGAAGGTGTCAAGCCAAACCGGCCGGCCCGAAAGGGCGCCGGTTTTAAGAATCACCGGCAAGTGGCGTTAGCAATCATGCCGTTCGGCCGGTGTCTCGTCAAGCGCGGCCGCTTCGGTGTCCGTGTCTTCGGCCAGCTCGTCCGGCGCGTCCAGCTCGGTGTCCGTCTCGTCCGCTTCCGGATCCGGTAGCGGTTGCGTGGCTTCGATCGAATCCGCCAGCCGGTCCAGAATATGGCGAACGGCCATTGCCAGGCTTCCGAATTCCTTACCGAATCGAATGATTGGAAAGCCGAGGCCGGAATAAACCGAGCGAACCGCGGACCATTGCCGGCCTTCCACCGAGGCCTGTAACATTGTGCCGATTTCCGTTTGCTTTTTTTGGTATCCCTTCGGTGGAACGTCCGCCACTTCCACTTCAAGCGTTACAAGCCGGACCGGATAAGTTACGCCGCCAATTTCAACCGGCTTCAACGGCTTGGCTGGCGCGGCCGCTTCGCGTTTCGTGGAAGCCAACGCCGCGTTGGCTTCGCGTAGCTCGTCCGTCAATCGTCGGATTTCCCGGTCGCGGTCATCAACCGCAACCAACAATTGCGCCTTCGTGTGGTTTTTGTTCATCGCACTTCCTATTCAAAAAATGGCCGGTTGCTTCCTGGCGTGGTCATTCCGCCGCCGTCGTCAACTGGCGGCAGATCCGCCACGGTATCAACTTCCGCCGTTTGCGTTGGCTCAACACCGAGCAAACGAAGCGCCGCGTTGCTGTAACTGTCCGCGTCAAGATAGTGATTAACGCGGCTCGAAACTATCCAACGCCGCGTGGTTCCCTTTCCTTCCTCGAACGTTTCCACTTCCTTTTCCGCTGTTATCTGCTTGAAAAAATACTGGTGATCGGATTCGTCTGGAACGTGGATCGTTGCCGCGCCTTCCGAGTATTCGCCACCGTCTTCGCTTCGTGTTAATGGCGTGGCCCACCTGGCGTGTGTCCACGCCTTTTGCCGGTCCGCGTCAAGGATAATGTAAAGCCGCTCTTGCCTTCGATTCACGCGAACGTGTTGGCCTGGCCCTAGCAACTTGACGTCCGCCGAAACGTTGGCGGGATGCGAGTACGCTTTATCGTATTGCTTTCCGTATCCGCGGCCAACAATTGGCCAGAACGTTCCGAAGTCATCAAGGCCGGACCAACCTAACGCTTCCGATTCGTTGGCGAACGTATAGACCGGATCCGGTTGCCAGTTGGAGTCAATGAACACCAAGTCCGGCGCCCTGGCCTGGCCGCCGTCTTCCGGCCGGAAGCCGAGCCGGCAAATATTGTCACGGAAATATTGCAACGCTCGCAAAATGGCCGCTTCCTGGCCGAGCCGTTGGCTATGAACCTTCAAGATTCCATATTGCACAACTCGAACGTTTGCCACGCTGTCCGAAGACTTTATGACGTAGTGTATTTGACGGCTTCGAATATCGACGCCGGCCGTCAGGAAGTCATGGCCGGCCGGTATCACGCCGCGCGCGGTTCCGGTTTCGTCTTCGCGGCCGGTCCGGTTCATCAATTCCGGCACCGATAATTCGATTAGTTCTTCCTGGTCCGCGTCCGCCGGAATACACCAAACGAATTGGCGTAATTCCTTTTCTCGGTTCAGCCGTTCCTCGGTGTTTTCGCCGTACTGCGCCGCGCTCCACTCGTCCGCGGCGTGGTCCTCGGCCGATAAGAATAGATTGTTGAACGCGGACCACCGGAAGCCGAGCCGAGCCGTATCTGGCATAGGTCCGGATATCTTGCCGCGTTTGTCGATCGTTTGGCCGCCGTGTAACAACTTGGCGTTTTCGTTCATCGTCCGTTGCTCGTCCGTGGTTATCGACTCGGAACAATTCGGACAAACGAACGTGGCCAACCGTTGCGCTTCGCCAATCGTCGTGGCTTCCTTCCAACCGACCAAATGTTCGCGTTCCACTTGCACGAATTCCTCACAATGAACGCAAGGGCAAACAATCCGCGAATTGGTCGATTCGTTTTCATACTCCCGCCAGGTCCGGCCGGTGGATGTCGAGACGGTGCATTCTTTGTACGTCCGCCGCCGCCGCCTCGGCCAGCTTCGTTGCCTGGCTTGCAACTGCGCTATTTTGTCCGATTCACGCGAAGCCGCGCCGCTTTCGTCCATTCCGTCCGTTTCGGTCACAAGCAAAACGCGAGCCGTGTATCCGGCTCGGCTCTTGTCACCGCCGCCGCCAGTTAGAAACCGGATTTTTGATCCGTTTAGGAAGTCCACCGAGTCCACCTTCCGGCCGCCGCGGCTTCCGGATCCGGTGGAAGGAAGCAAATGCGCGAAGCCGCTTTTTTCGATCACCGGTTTCAAGTCAACGGACCACTTGTCCGCGGACATATCCGCGTCCGGTAGTCCAACGATCGAACGTTCCCGCAATTCGAGCGCGTGATAAATTGTTGGAATCACAAACGCGCACAACGTTTTTCCGCTTTGGCTCGGTCCAGTGATTACAAAGTCATTCCATTGGCCGGAATCAATGCAATCGTAAAGCAGACCGACATAGGGCTGACGAGACACGCGGAACGGTTGGCCTTCGTATTCGCCATCCGGAACGATAATTTCGGCTTCGGCAAATTCGCGAAGCGTCCGCGCGGATGTCCGTTGGCTTTGCTGGCAAAGATACGCCGCGGCATCCTTCGTTGTCTGGCTGAACGCTTGAACGGTGGCCACGCTATTCGCCTTCCGGTTGGCCGGCCGGCGTGGCCGTTGGTGATTGCTCTATCTCACGCTTGAACGTTTCAAGCGTTGCGTTCAATAGATCCTTGGCCGGTCCGCCGTGGTTGCGTTCAAGTTGTTCACCGAGGCCGCGAAGCGCTGCAATCAACCGGCCGTGCAATTCCTGCAATTCCTCTATTGGAATCAACTGGCCGGCCTTTTCGAGCCGCTTTAACCTGGCCATCAGGTATTCTTCCTGCCTGGCCATTTCCCGCCAATCGCTTTGGCCTTTGCCTTTCAGCCGGCTTTGGTTCTCAACGAGAAAGTCATGAAGGAACCGGACAACTTCGGGAATGGAAACCGTTGCGCCACGACACGGAACGCCCCATGTGTCCGCCTGGTTATGAACGCTTTGCGTTGGCCGGCCGGACCACTCAAGATAGTATTTCTTTGGAACCTCGGCCAACAACTCCAACGCGGCCTGTTCACGGTCCCAAACTTCGATCGCCTTGGTGGCTTTCTTCTGTCCAACGGTTGGCTTTTTACCGGCCGCAACTCGAGCCGCGCCGGCCTTCGCTTGTCGGCGTTGCGCGGCCGTTGGTTTCTTCGCTTTGTTGCGCATAAAAAATGGCCCTTGTTTGTCGCAAGGGCCAAGTTAGCGTTTTATGCGTTGCGCCGTCAACTTCACGGCTTCGCCAGGTTGTGACGAGAAGCAAACGAACCGCCCGATTGGCCGCACGCGTAACATTTCATCGGATCCGCCGCGCGTTTGGTAGTCCACCGCTTGGCCGAGCAAAACAAACAAACGTGTTCAACATCCCAAAACCGAACCGAAACAACGCTCGCCGGTTGCTCCGGTGCAATGTATCCGGACGACACAACGCCGCCGTTTGTGTTTCGATCCGAAAACAAGCCGCCGCCAGTTAGCCGCGTTCCGTCTAATTCAACGCGGACGGTATGCCACGGGGTTTGGCAACTTCCAAGGGAATACAAATAACACGTTCGGCGTTTCCGCTTGAACACTTCGTGCAGCTCGGCCACGGCCGCCGGATAGTCCACGGCTTCGATGTCGTAACGCGTGTGCGTCATGGCCGGCGCTTTATCCAAAACTGCAATTGTGAATTTCATTGTTTGACACCTTCAAAACGAGAAACAAAAGGCCGGCCCGAACACCGAGCCGGCCACGCCACTTAACGAACGTTGAATTCGTTGGCGGTTAGCCAACTTCCGTTTTCCATGATGTAGAGAAGGCCGCCGAGGTTGTTAACGTGGATGTCAACAACCTTCGTGGTGGTGGCCGGTTGTGAGTAGGTTGAAATGGTTCGGACACGCTGTCCGACGATGGCCAAAGCCGCGTTGTAAGTTGCTTCCGTCATGGCTTCCCTTTCGTGTTTGTTGCTTGACTGTTAACAGTATTGGCTATCCTGTTTGATAAGTCAAGCCTATTTCAAACAATTCCGGAAGTTTTTATTTTCTCCCGAATTTCCTTTGAATCCGGCTTGACTTATCAAGGCCACCGGCCGATACTTAGAAACGTCAAGCAACTAATCAATTAGGAGAAATGCCGCGTTGGTGTATCGGTGCTGGTGCTCGGGCTTGGCCGCTCGACTCGTTCGCGCGAGGCCAGAATCAGCTTGCACGCTTCCTTGTTGGGAGTGGGACGGGTTCGACTCCCGTACGCGGCTTTTAGTTTGGCAAGCCGAAACGGCCTAAGTCCCTTCCGAGCCGGACACGATGTCCGGCAATTCCTTCCCTTTTTGGAGCTACCGATGAACGGATTCGACGTAGCGGCTTTGTTTGCGGCCTTCCTGGCCGCGTTTATCCTGGCGGCCTGGTCCGCCTTCCTTTTGTTTGGAGTCTGAACAAGTGGCAAAGAAGAAAACTAGCGGACGTGGCGGCGCGCGGCCTGGCGCCGGAAGGCCGGCCGGTCCTGGCGGACCGAAGCGCAAGGTTGCCTGGTCCATCACCGAGGCCACCGCCGAACGTATCGACACGATCGCCGCGCGGAACAACGTAAGCCGCTCGGCCGCTATCGAAGCCATTCTAAAATCCGCGCCTCTTTCCTTTAAGGTGAAGCCATGAGCTACTCTTGCGACAAATGCGGAAACACCGTAGACATTCGCCCCAACTCTGGCCACTGTGCTATCTGCGATGGCCGGTTGCTACCGAGGCCATCGGCCGACAATCCAACCTGGGAAGACTTCGACCAAATAGATTGTTTCCTTTGTGGCCACGAAACAACGCCGGCCGGCGTTTACTGGAATGGCGAATCAATTTGTTTGGCTTGTCACGGCCTAGATCATTTCCAAAAGGCGCAATTGGCAAACATGGCTGCAGCTCGGCCAATTGACTTGCAACCGTTCGACCACGCCGCGGAAACGCTGGACATATCCGCCAGCCAATTCGGCGCGGCCGTCGCAACTAATTGGATTGACAACGCGTTGCGAACACACGGCGCAACGCTCGACAAAGCAACCTGGCAAATGTTGCTTGCGGAAGCCGCGGACCTAGGCCGCCAGGCCAAGAACGCCTACGTGGAAACCAACGCCACACAATGAACCGAACCACCGCGGTAACGAAAACAGGCCGCCAGATTGGCGGCCTGTTTTTTTGCGCTATCGTCTGCGCGTTGTTCAACGCTTCCGGCCAAACAACCGAAGCCGCCAGCCCTTTTGCGTTGCCTTGGTTCCCGATTTCTGGACGGCCGCCGGTGTTTTCTGCGCCGCCGCCTGGCTTTGGCAAGCCGGACCGCAAGCCGAACGCCGGAACCAACGGCCGGCTTCCGCCGGAACAACCAAACAACCGGCCAGGATGGCCAACGCCAAAACGATTCGAAACATAGAATTTCGCCTTTCCGAAGTGAAACGAAGCCAGGCCAACCACGCCGGCCAGCCGATAGAGCTCTGAATTATCGCCAGGAACGAACGCGGAACCACCGGCCGGAAGCCGATTGGCTGGCCGCGTCGCCGGTTAGCGTCATCCCGTACCGTGGAACGCAAGTAGCGCAACCGGCCGAGCCGCCAACGCCAAAGCCTTCGAAGTTGCCGATTGTCGGCCCAACATGAGCCGCGATTCCGTTGGCGGCCATATACGCCGCCTCGGCTTCGCAACGTTCCTGGTCCGTGGCCGCTTCGCCCCAAACGTTAACGGCCACCGCAACCGGCCGAGCCGTCCGCCTTCGGATCCACCGCCGGCGCCCTTCCGCGGAACGCTCGATCGAC